AAAAATATCACCGATGAAACGCAGTTCGATGAAAATACTGATATTCCTAATCCTACTGCTGGTTAGCGGCTGCTCTATCCTTGGCTCAAGTCGGGATATACCTGAAGTTAAGCCTGTGGAAGTGGTTACGGTTGTTAAAAAAGCACCTACCTATCACCCTCCTTTGCCAAACCAGATAGACTCTGTTCCGGTAGAATGGACGGTGTTAAACCCGCAACTTATGCAAGAGTATTTAGACGACTTAAACGAAGGTAATGCTCCAACGAATGCTTGGTATGCGCTTACTACGAAGGGTTATGAAAACCTTTCTATGAATATGGCAGAGGTGAAAAGATATTTGCGTCAAGTCATTAGTATTTTAAAATACTATCGAGAATTAGATGAAGAGGAGCTGAAAGATGAATGAAGAGTTAAAAACTTCTCAAGAAGGGATTTCATTAATTAAATCATTTGAAGGGTGTGAGCTAGAAAGTTACAGGTGTTCAGCAAATGTGCCAACGATTGGTTTTGGCCATACTGCTGGTGTTTCGGATGGCGATACCTGCACCCAAGAAGAAGCAGAAACCATGCTCGCAGAAGATTTACAAGAGTTTGAAGATTACGTTAAAAAGTATGTGGAGTCTGATTTAGAACAAAATGAATTCGATGCGTTAGTTGCTTGGACGTATAACCTTGGGCCAAATAACCTCGCAGAATCTACTATGTTGAAAGAATTAAATGCTGGTAATTTTGAAGAAGTGCCAAGGCAAATGAAAAGATGGAATCGTGCTGGCGGAGAAGTGCTTGATGGGCTGATTAGGCGCAGAGAAGCAGAATCTTTGTTATTTAGAGGAGAAGCTTGGGAGGGCGTTTAGCCTTGTCTGAAATTAGTCTAAAAGACTTTGATATTCTGTCTCAACAAGATCAGGCTGAAGCTGTTGCTTTACTTGATCGATACGAGCAGTTAAAAAAACAAGATTCTTGTCAGAAGGACTTCATTAGTTACGTTAAACATTTGTGGCCAGATTTCATAGAAGGCCGTCACCACAAGATTATTGGCGAAAAGTTTAATCGTATTGCTGAAGGAAAATTAAAAAGGTTAATTGTTTGCCTGCCTCCACGGCACTCAAAGTCTGAGTTTGCCAGCACTTATTTCCCTAGTTGGATGATGGGTTTGCGTGGAAATCTAAAGATAATACAGACCACTCACACGGCTGAGCTTGCCGTTAGGTTTGGCCGTAAAGTGCGTAACATTATTGATAGCCAAGATTATCGACACATTTTTCCAGAAACCAGATTGGAAGCTGACAACAAATCAGCTGGTCGTTGGACCAGTAACCAAGAGGGTGAATTTTTCGCGGCTGGTGTTGGTGGCGCCATTACAGGTCGAGGCGCAGATTTGTTGATCATTGACGATCCGCATTCTGAGCAAGACGCTATGTCGCCTACAGCCATGGAAAGCGCTTACGAATGGTACACCTCTGGTCCTCGCCAGCGCTTGCAGCCCGGAGGCATTATCATCATTGTCATGACCAGATGGTCTACTAAGGATCTGGTTGGAAAGGTTTTGAAGAAACAAGGCGATGAAAATGCCGACAAGTGGGAGGTTGTTGAGTTCCCTGCAATCATGCCTGAGAGCAACACTCCTTTGTGGCCTGAGTTCTGGAACAAAGACGAGTTGTTATCTGTTAAAGCGTCTTTGCCAATATCTAAATGGAACTCCCAGTGGCTACAAAACCCAACAGCAGAAGAAGGTTCTATTGTTAAGCGAGAGTGGTGGAACCTGTGGGAAGGCGATGTGCCTGCTTATTCTTATGTCATCCAGAGCTATGACACGGCGTTTAGTAAAAAAGAAACGGCTGACTACTCGGCCATAACCACTTGGGCAATATTTAGTCCTTCTGATGGGGAAGCTGATCAGATTATTTTGTTAGATGCCAAGCGCGTTCGAGTTGACTTTCCAGAGCTTAAAAAATTGGCTTGGGATGAATATAAATACTGGGAGCCAGATTGTGTTTTAATCGAGGCCAAGGCTTCTGGAACGCCGTTGACTCAGGAATTAAGAAGAATGGGTATACCAGTAACAGCGTATACTCCAAGCAGAGGACAGGATAAGATTGCTCGAATGAATTCTGTAGCGCCAATATTTGAATCTGGAATGGTTTGGGCGCCAGAAGAATCTTTTGCTGATGAGGTTATGGAGGAGATGGCGTCTTTTCCGTTTGGAGATCATGACGACTATTGTGACTCTGCAACCATGGCTTTAATGAGGTTTCGGCAAGGCGGATTTGTGTCGTTAAATGAAGATTATTCGATGGAAGCTGATTTGTTACCTAGAAATCGAGTCGTCTACTACTAACTAATATTAGACTGAGAAACTATGGCTATTGAAAAAAGAGAATTAGGCACTCAAGACAATCCAGACATTGCTGTGACTGGAACAGAGATTGAGGTGTTTCCAGAACCAAGTCGGCAAGATCAAATACGCGAAGCCGCAGAAATATTGGTTAATGAAGAAGAAATAATTATTCCAGATGAAGAGATGGAAGAGGAAGAAGTTGCACAGCCTGAAGCGTTTGACGCAAACCTCGTAGACGCAATAGATGATAGGGAGCTTCAAAGCCTTTCTAGCGACATTCTATCCAGCGTCCGTCAAGACAAAGAGTCTAGAAGTGAATGGGAAAAGACTTATGTTGACGGATTGAAATATCTGGGAATGAAGTTTGATGAGTCTAGATCCCAGCCGTTTGAAGGATCGAGTGGGGTCATACATCCAATTTTGGCAGAGGCTGTAACACAGTTTCAAGCGCAAGCTTACAAAGAAATGTTGCCTGCGAAGGGTCCAGTTAAAACTCAATTGATTGGCGCCAGAACAGCTGAAACAGAAGCGCAAGCTGATCGTGTTCAAGAGTTTATGAACTTTTACATTATGAATGTCATGCAGGAATACGATCCTGAGTTAGACATGCTTTTGTTTTATTTACCGCTTGCAGGGTCTGCGTTTAAAAAAGTTTATTTTGACACTGTTCTTAACAAGGCAGTTGCTAAGTTTATATCTCCAGAAGATTTAATTGTTCCTTACGAGGCTTCAGATTTAAGCAGCGCGGAAAGAATTACGCACGCTATTAACATGTCGCGTAACGAAATTAAAAAACAACAGCTATCTGGTTTTTATGCAAATGTTGATATTACAGAAAACTCTTACGAAGCTGATGAGTCAGATGTACAAAAAGAAATAGATGAAATAGAAGGCCTTGGTCCGTCTTATGCTGAAGACAGAGATCACACTGTTTATGAAGTACACACGATATTAGACTTAAAAGGATTTGAGGACGTTGGCGAGGATGGAGAACCAACAGGCTTGAAGCTGCCTTACATTGTCACAATCGACGAGTCTTCGCAGACTGTTTTATCTATTCGTAGAAATTACAACGAAGCAGATCAATATAAAAACAAAATCAACTATTTTGTTCAGTACAAGTTTTTGCCCGGATTAGGATTTTATGGCTTAGGACTAAGCCATATGATTGGCGGTTTGTCCAAAGCCTCGACATCGATACTACGGCAGTTGATCGATGCGGGTACTTTGGCGAACCTTCCAGCAGGTTTTAAAGCGCGAGGTATGCGGATTAGGGATGAGGACGAGCCTTTACAGCCCGGAGAGTTCCGCGACATTGACACTACAGGTGGTAATCTTAGAGAAAACCTTATTCCGCTACCTATTAAAGAACCAAGCAATGTATTGATGCAGCTGCTTGGCCTTCTGGTTGATTCTGGTAAACGCTTTGCAGCAATTGCGGACACCAACATAGGCGATATGAACCAAGCGATGCCGGTTGGCACCACTGTGGCACTGCTGGAGCGCGGAACAAAAGTCATGAGCGCAATCCATAAAAGGTTGCACTACGCTCAAAGGATTGAGTTCAAGTTGTTGTCTAAGGTCTTTGCAGATTATTTGCCTCCAGAGTACGCCTACGAAACTGGAACTGGCCCTAGAGAAATAAAACAAGGCGATTTCGATGAACGCATAGATGTCATTCCAGTATCAGACCCAAACATATTTTCGCAATCGCAACGCATAACACTTGCTCAAGAACTGTTACAGATGGTGCAGTCTAACCCGCAGGTGCATGGGCCTAATGGTATATACGAAGCGTATCGTCGAATGTACGGAGCGTTAGGAATTGATAACGTCGAAAGTTTATTGCAAGCGCCACCTGACATGACGCCTAAACCAATTGATGCTGGTTTAGAAAACGCTGGGTTCCTTATGGGCCAACCTGCTCAGGCGTTTGAGGGTCAGAACCATAGGGCGCATGTGGACGCACACAGGGCTTTGTTTTTAACTCAGGTAGTAAAAGAGAACCCGCAACTGCAATCTTTAATTATCAGTCACATAATGCAGCATTTGCAGTTTCTGGCTTCTGAGTTGGCTAGAGAGCAAATTCCTCCACAACAAATGCAGCAAATCCAACAAGCTCAACAACAGCTTCAACAGATGCCTGCGGACCAACAACAGCAAGTCTCTCAGCAGATCCAGCTGACGTTAGATCAATTTGCTTCTCCTATCATGGCTCAACTAACACAAGAGTTGTTGCAGTCAATCGGCCAAGGCAATGACAGCGATCCTTTGGTTCAAATAAGGCAAGCCGAATTAGAATTGAAAGACAAAGAACTTGATCAAGATCAGTCTCAGTTTGAATCTAAGCAAGGCCAACGGGCGTCAGAAAAATTACTTGAGACTGAAATTCAAAAAGAACGCATGAATGTGCAAAAAGAAGTTGCTGATGATAAGCTTGGCGTTGCATTGCAAAGATTAGATCAACAAGCAAATTTAAAGTTAATGGAGCTTGATCAAAAAATGCAAAGTAATTAGGAGATAACATGACTACCAGTTACAGATTAGAAGCTATTAAAGAGTTACGAGCGCAAAAGAAAATTGATAGAGAAGTTGAGGCGCAAGCATTGACTGACGCTAAAGCGGAAGCCGAAAAAGCTCATCAAGCAAACATGGCTCGCATTGCAGCAAAAGAAGCCAGAATTGCTTCTGGGGAACCGGCTCCAGTGGTTCAGTCAGAACCTGAGCCAGCGCCTGAGCCTGAGCCAGAAACAGAGGCTGCTGTTGAAGAGCCAAAGAAAAAGCCTGCTGTAAAAAAGAAATCTAAATCTAAAAAATCTTAATTAGGAGGTTTTATGAAAAAGTTCGGCAGAGAAAAACCAAAAACTATTACCAGTATGCAGCAAGGCGTTGTGGTTAACGCTGGAGTTGAAAAAATTGTAAAAGCCAGAGGTGCTGGAGCTGCTACGCGAGGACTGGAATTTAAAGTTAAGTCTTAGCCTATGGATGACATTGATCTTTACAGCAAGTTAAAAAGATTAATTGATAATCGAAGAGACCAAATTAGTGAAACACTAATGTCTGGTGCGTTGGAATCTATAGAACATTATAAATTTGTACAAGGTGAGCTTTCTGCGTTATCCTATATCGAGCAGGAGATAAGGGAACAAAACAAGGATAGCTAAGAATGTCAGAAACAGCAGAAAAAGCTATATTAGAAGCTTATGTTGATCCAGAAGAGAGGGTGTTAGATCCATCTCTTTTGGATAAATCTGTGCTAGAAAGAATGCCTCAGCCAACTGGCTGGCGGTTATTGGTTTTGCCATACGGCGGAAAACAAAAAACAAAAGGCGGGATTTTATTAACAAATGAGACAGTTGAGAGGGAGGCTCTCGCTACAGTCGTAGCTTATGTCGTTAAGATGGGTCCGCAATGTTATAACGATCCTGCAAAACATGGTGATAAACCTTGGTGTGAAGAAAAGCAATGGATTTTAATTGGTAGATACGCAGGAGCCAGATTCAAACTTGAAGATGGCGCGGAAGTGCGAATTATTAATGACGATGAAGTCATTGCCACAATTCTAAACCCAGACGACATTATGAGTGTATAGCCATGACAGTAGAAAACACAAACGCAGAAGAACGAGTTGAAGAGCTTGAAATTGAAGTTCAAGAAGATGCGGTAGTCGAGGCTGCTGATCAACCTGCTGCTTCATCTGATGAAGAGCTTGATTCTTACACCAAAACAGTAAGCAAGCGTATAAATAAAAAGAACCAGCAAATAAGGGCTGCTGAGGAAAGAGCCGCGCAATTTGAATCTATTGCAAGGCAGCGTGAGGCTGAAATCAACGCGCTTAGATCGCAACAAGTGGTTCAACAAGCTACTGTTTTAGAAAAAGAAGAAGAAGCGATTAAGGCCAAAGAAGCTCAGGCTGACGATCTTTATAAGAAAGCGGTTGAGTCTGGCGATGCTGAGCTTATGAGCAAAGCAGATACCTTGAAGTCCGATATTAGCATTCAAAAAGAAAAAGTAAGACTTGCTAAAAACAGACAAGGATCTATTCCGCAACAACCGCCAGTAGATCCGGCTTATTATCAAAATCAACCGGCACAACAAGAAGCGCAAGTTGAACCAACTGAAGAGGCTTTAGGCTGGTACGAGCAGAACAAGTGGTACGGAGATCAAGAAAACGAAGGCAATCTTGAAGCAACTCAGTACGCATATTTTCAACACTACAATTTAATTAACGAGGGTTACGAAGCTGATTCAGACGAGTATTATGGTGAATTAAATAGTAGAATTTACAAAGTTTATCCACATCTGGAATCTTCAGATGTGGGTGACGGTCAAAAAGAGGGTAGACCCGCTGTGCAAAGAGTCGCCTCTGCTTCCGTTGGAAGTCGTCAAAAAACACAAGGCAAAAAGAACGGCGTGACTTTTTCTAGGTCTGAAGTAGAACGCCTCCGTGGGCTAAAACCGCACAACATGACTGAAGAGGCATGGTTGAAACGAGTAGCTCAAGAGAAACAAAAGATTGCTCAAAGGGAGGCAGTATGACTACAGCAGAGAAAAAAGAAGCGGTGAATCGAAACTCGCGTGATTCCGAAGCTCACGATAATAACCTTCGTAGAACCCCATGGAGGCCAGTTAGAAAACTTGAAACCCCTCCCCCACCTCCGGGTTACACCTATAGGTGG